AAATCAAGTTGCGATGTTAGCAGAATCAGGAACATATGCATCATCATCAGGTAATGGTCTTTGGATAGGACAGGTTCAAGAGCATTCAGCAGATGAAACTTTTGAACGAAACATAGTAAGATATCAGGCTTCAGCAACAAGAAACATGTCAACATTTGTTGATACAAAAGTAGATTTAGCAGGTACATTAACATATTATCCACAGAATTTAAGATTGTTAGGATATGCTTTAGGAAGTTGTGTTGATGCAGGAGCAGCAGGTTCGTATACTCACACAATATCAGAAGTGAACAATGCAAGTATGAACAATGCTTTTACAAGCGGAACAGCAAACCCATTCATGAGTTTTACATTAGAAGATGGTCATCAGTTTAATCCAACTGGACTTAATTTTATAAGAACTTATGCAGGATGCATGGTTGATGGTTTTACTATAACTGCAGCAGCAGGTGATATTTTATCATGTGAAACATCTTATATTGCACAGAGTGTAGCATTTACTTCAGGGGCAGTAACAGCATTAACAGCAGCAACAGATAGACCTTACATAACATCTGATACGTCAGTAGCAATACCAAGCGGAACAAAATATGATAATGTCACAGAATGGTCATTTTCAATTAATAACAATTTTGATGCAAGGCATTATGCTAATGGAAGTAAAGAAGTTGGTGTACCAATACCAGGTAATAGAGAATATGAAGTTTCTTTAACTTTAGATTCAGATGTTGGAAAAGCTAAGATTTTGTATGACCAATATTATAAGGGCGGAAGTTCATTTAATATGGTGTTAGGAGCAGATATTGCAGCAGGAGCGGTAAAACATACAGGAATAACTTTGAGTGGATGCGAGATAACATCAATGGATACTCCATCACCATTAGAAGGAATGAATGAGCATACAGTAACGATAACAGCAACAACAGCATCAGCAGTAATAACCGACGCAATTGAAAAATACAACCCCTGGTGATTGTATTATTTTTTTATTTTTTAATTATTACTAAACAAGGGAGGAAATGAATTAAAATGACAATGTTAAACGTTGAAAAATATGTATTTCAAAGAGATGAAACAGGGAAACTTATTCCCATAAAAGTAGTTATAGAATCATTACCAGATAAACCAGAGATGAAACTTACTCCAATGGTTAAAGGTGAAATGCAAAAGATGATATTGATGGCAAAAGAAGCTGGCAATGATTCAGATGCAGATGCTGAAATAATATCTAAACATTGTGTTGAACCAGAGATAGGTGTTGATAAAGCAAAAGACCTTTTACCTAATGTATCAATGGCTATAATGACAGCGATATTATCAATTAGTGTAAGCAAATCACAAGAAGAAATATCAAAATCCATAGAGGTTGGCAGTAAAGCTAAACTTCTGGAGGATGAGAATTTTTTGTCGAAAAAAGGTTAAAATCAGAACGTAGTTTAGCCTTTTTCCTACATACACAAGGATATAACTTTTTAGAAATTCCGAAATTAACATTGATAGAAATCAATAATTTAGTAGACGAATATAATAGAATAGAAAAAAAGAAAGAAAAAGCTCAAAAGAAAGCGAATAAAAAGAAACCTAATAGAAGGAGAAGATGAAATGGCGATAGGAGCATTATTGGCAGGCGGAGCAGGAGTAGCTATAATCATAAGTGCGGTAGATAATTATTCCAGGGGGTTTCTAAAAGCTCAAGGTGCAATGGCTAAATTTGGCGCTTTTGCAGGAGCAGCACTTGCAACAGTAGGAATTGCAGCAACAGTTGCAACAGGAATAGCAATAAAGAAATTTGCTTCTTTTGATGAGCAGATGATTAATTCTATGAACATGTTTGATAGTGTTACAGAACAAGAAAGAGAAGCTGCTGAAAAATTAGCGAAAACATTGTCAGTAGATTTAGCAATGGGTGCAGATGATGCAGCTAAAGCATTTTGGTCTTTCGGTTCAGCAGGTATGAATGTAGAAGATACTATGGGAGCATTACCTGATACATTATTATTTGCAAAAGTTAATTTATTAGAAACAGGTGAAGCAGCAAATTTTGCAATGACTGCTATGAAAGTTTTCGGTATTGAATCAGATGATATGGGTAAAACATTAGATACTGTTACTAAAGCTATGAAAGACCATAAGTTGAACATGCAACAGATGGCAGATTCATTTACATATGTAGCACCATTGGCAGCACAATTTGGAATGTCAATAGCTGAAGCAGGAACATTAACAGGAGTATTAGCTGATGCAGGTATAACAGGAAGCATGGCAGGAACCACTTTAAGAAAAACCTTTATCAGTTTAGCAGCACCAACTGGTGCCGCAGCAGCAGCATTAGATAATTTAGGTATTCAGGTTTGGTCAACAACGGAAGCATCAAAAGCTGCTGAAGAAAGATTAGGTCCTTTATCTGCTAAGATGAAAGAAATTCAGGATTTAGCTGATAGTGGAGCAATTTCTCAATCAACTGCGGCAACAATGCTGAAAGGATTGAATGAACAGTATGATAAAGAAAAGACATCAATAGAAGCAACATCAGGACCAATGAGAAATATGATTGATATCATTGGAGATATTGAAAAGAAAACAGGAAAATTAAGTGAATCTCAAAAAGCACAATTTATGCAGAATGTATTTGGAACAAGGTCAGTATCAGGTCTTGCGGCTATAATGGACGTTGGTGCGGATTCTATAAAAGAAATGTCATCAGAAGCAGAGAACGCTACAGGTGTCATGGACGAGATGCAGGAAAATATGGAAGAAGGTTTAGGTTATCAGTTTGACCAACTTAAATCTCAGATTGGTGTTGCAGCAATAGAATTAGGAGATGTGTTAGCACCTGCAATAATGTCTGGTATGCAATCTATTAGAGGCTTCGTTGCAGGATTTGACCCTGAAAAGATAAGCTTATTTATCTCACAATTAGGTGGAGTATTAATGCCGATATTCCAAAAGATGCAATATATATTTGAAGCAATACAACCAGCCATTACTGCAATATGGGAAGGCATGGTTCAAATGTTTGAGACAATCAGACCTTATGCTGAATCATTTATTGATACAGTTTTGACTGTTATACAACAAATATTTCAAAGTATCAGTACATGGGCAGAAGAAAATAAACCAATGCTTACAAAGATGTTTGAAGCATTGGGAACAGCAGGCGCAGTATTTTTTCACGCTCTTGAAAATGTAGTTAAAGTTTTTAAGGCAATATGGGATATTGTAATAAAATTAGGTTTATTAGATTTGATTGTTTTCGGAGTTACAGCAATAGCTACTGCGTTTTCGTTTACAGGAGATGCAGTGAATGCATTTTTAGATGTTTTATTAGCAGTATTTGATGGAATAAGCACAGGATTAGATAATTTAGGTGGTTGGTTTGAAATTGCAACTACATTTATTGGCGATGTTTGGAATGGAATGACTGACGGATTTACTGATGCTTGGAATGCAGTAGGAGATATGTTTGAAACGGTTTGGACTGCTATGGAAGATTTTGGAGTCAACATGATAAATTCTATGTCTGATGCAATATCAGGATTTATTAATTTTTTCATCGCAGGAATAAACGCTATAATTGATGCTCGTAATAAAGTAGCTGATTATTTTGGTTGGGATAGATGGGACAGAATACCAGATGTTAATCTTGGTCATATTGATACTGAAAAGTTAGATGATTTTATTATATCTAATGGTCAGGTATATGAAACAAATCCTAATGATACAATAATGGGTAGTAAGACAGGGTTCGGTGGCGGGGGAGCAACGGTTAATATAGAAAATGTTTATGGTATAGACCCTGAAAATATAGCAATAGCGATACAAGAACAACTTACAGATAAGATATTAATATGACAACAGATATGTTATTCAAAGTAGATGGAACCGCTTATAATACAGATAGTGTTACAGTTAAAAGTTCAATAGGAGATTATAATAGCACAGGAAATTTTAAAGCTGTGTTACAAAATCCAAATGGATTATATGATGATACGTTTAGTATTGGCGATGCTATAGAAATTTTAGCAGATAAAAACACTGACCCTCCAACAACAGTTATATTTACAGGTACTATCGAAACAATAAAACATAAAGGAAAATCTCAAACAGCTACTATAACATTATCTGGAAGAGATAATATGGCAAATTTAATTAATGCTTTGGTAGAGCCAGAAGTATATAATGACACAGAAGCAAGTCTTATTGTAGATGATTTGATAGATAAATATGGTGGTGGGGTTACTAGAGTAAATGTAGATGTATCTGCAACTACAATATCTAATTTAACATTTAATAATATAAGTGTGTTTGATGCTTTGAAAAAAATAGCAGAACAATCGAACTTTTATTTTTATGTTGATACAGATAACGATTTGCATTTCAAAGAAAAAGAAACAACAGCATCAGGGCATACTTTAGATAATAATAATATCATTTCCAGCAATTTTACAGAGACAAGCAAAGAGCTTTATAATAATGTTTTTGTTTATGGTGATAGAGTTTTATCAGGTTGGGAAAATAATTTCGTTGCTGACGGTGCAGGTAGCGTTTTCACATTAGATTATAAACCTCATAATACAACTATCACAGCCAGTGGTGTTATACAGAAAGGTGGAATATTAAATATATTAGAAGATACACCATCAGGTGTGAATTATTTGCTTGATTATAAT